AATTTAAACCATCGTGATCAAAAGTTGAAAAACGAAATGATTTTAGTTAGCTATGAATAATTCAGGATGTACAATAAAATCAATGAAACGGTCTACCATTTCTCTTTTGTTTTTAAATGAACTCTTTTGCATTTCAGCAGTTAGATTCATTGCTTGATAAACAACTTTAAGCGGAATAAATGCAGGTGTTAAATACTTTTCTGATTTAATTACTTCTCCTTCTTCTGATACCTCTTTAATTAATTCAATTACGTTACGTTTTAAAGTGCTAAAAAGCGCTTAGAACATTTTCAACGCCAGGTATTGGGACAACGTGTTTCTGAACATTTTACTCAAGTGTTAAAAAAACAAAAAGTTTGTATGTAAAGAGATCTATATTTGAAAGGAGTTAATATTAATGGCCACTTTTCGCAAACGAAATGGCAAATGGGAGTACCGTATTTCCTTTAAGGACCCATTTACGCAAAAGTATAAGGTAAAATCCAAAAGTGGTTTTCCTACAAAGAAGGAAGCTCAAACTGCATCATCTGAAGAAGAGAGAAAAATTAAAAGTGGTTTTGAACTCGATAACTCTTTCTTAAGTTTAGAGGATTATTTGTTGAATTGGTTAAATGAATATAAAAAAGACAGCGTACGTAAAAATACGTATATTTTACATTCTCAAGATATTAAAAATCATATTCTTCCTTACTTTAAAAGTATGCTATTAAAAGACTTAAAGCCTGTTATGTATCAGAAGTTTTTAAACCATTTAACTAATCAAGGATACAGTAAAAGGACAGTAGAAATTATCCATGGAACAATGCATAATGCTATGGAGAAAGCGCTTGTTCTTTCCAAACTTGAAAAGAACCCTTGCAGTGGTGCAACTATCTCTAAAAAGAATGCAAAGAAACAAAATGGCTTAAAATATATGCGTAGTGAGGACATTCAAATCTTCCTACAGTGTGCATCTAAAGATAATTATATCTATTATTTATTTTTTAAGACGCTTATTCATACAGGTATGAGGAAAGGTGAAGCCGCTGCTTTGCAATGGAAAGATATAAACTTCAAAGAAGGAATTATTTCAATCAATAAAAACATTAGACTTTAGTGCTCTTTCAAAAGAAGAGTTATTTGGTGATACAAAAACTTATTCATCAATCAGGGAGATTTCCATTCCTCAATCTCTTAAAAATGAACTAAGCACACACCGGCGATTGCAAAATAATGATAAGTTAATGTTAACAAATTCATATCACCATGAATTAGATCTGATTTTCTGTCGCAGGGATGGAAATCCTTTACCCAAGTCAACGTTATTTAATGCTTTTTCAAGAATCTTAAAGAAAGCAAACCTACCTCCTTTAAGCATTCACTCTCTTCGACATACTCATGCAGTTCTTATGTTGGAATCTGGAGCAAGTATGAAGTACATTCAAAAGCGATTAGGACATGGTAGCATCTCAATTACATCTGATGTTTATACTCATGTTAGTAAGAAAATTAACCAAGACTCCATTAGTTCTTTTGAAGAATATATATCGTCTGTTTTAGAAAGTTAAAAAACTTTGGTCCGATTTTGGTCGTGAACTTTTCACTAGATCAAACTGGGTTTGCGACCAAAATAAAAAAATCCCCTGACACCTGTAGTGTCAAGGGATTTACCAATTAATATTGGCTCATGTATTGATCGCGTTCCCATGGGTGAACTTGTGTGCGGAATAAGTTTTTTCTTATTAAATACTTTTACATGTAGTCAATGTAGCTTGATTTAACAAGGTTTGTTGATTATCTAAAGAAATCTTTTTTCACAAATTACCGCTCGTTTTCGCAAAGAATGTGGTCAAAATGTGGTCATGAAATATCTTGTTCTATTTTAAGAATTAAAATATTTGAATATGCCATCAACATCTTTTGTTTGAACAGCATTGAGTGGTTGAAAGTCTACATCATAGTATTTATCCGTGAGAATCCAAATAGCCGGGAACCGTTTGGAATGATGCTGCCATTTGCCTGAGTCCTTGTATTCCATGTAAAGCTTATGCTTGTTCTGCATTTGTTTCTTGGAGTAAATGGAGCGCTGAACCTCCACACAGAACGCAAAGCCCTTCCACTTCATGAAAACATCTGGTTCAATGCCGCCTTTGGCTAAAGGCTTGAACTCTACTTCAAACTGGCTTGGTATCTCGTATGCACACAAAGTGATGTAAAAGTCAGCAATCGCACGGAAATGAGGGATTTTGGTTGAATCTTTTTTAATGGAACGCGGGCTTGGAAAATAGTTATATGGACGATTGGTTTTATCCACTTCAATGAGCCGGCTATCAACCAAACGTTTCAATACTCTGTTTGCTACAACATGCGGTGTACTATTGCGAATGAAGTGCAGCTTTATCAACTGGTCACGGTTTAACACTCTGAATTTTTTTAGATTCTCAATAATTGCTTTATCGCGACTATTCATGGTCCTCACCTGGTATCGAAAAATCAGTAATTTCAGCCTCAAACATCGGTTCAGGCGGCAAGTCAATTGGGACTTGTTTAATCGGTTCAAGCAGCTCCTTTGCATGTTCCAGAGATAAATAGGGTGCTTGCAGCTGCTTAATCACTTCATGACGCATATAGAATTTACCCTTTTCAGCTTTGTTAATCTTAGATGCATCGACATTATTACCACTACCTAATGTGATATTGGAGTTAATTAGATCCGCGTGACGAAAGGCATAACGAACAGTTAGATTTGATTTTAGTTGTCCATCAAGTATTTTGGCATCTGGACGCTGCATGGATAAAATAAGAAAGATACCTAAAGCTCGCCCTTGTGTACTGATATCTTCGATTTTATCCATAATAACAGCTTCTTTTCTCAGCAGCGCCACTTCATCAATACAAAGAAGAATATACTTCTTCTTTTCAATTCCTTTTAGCTTATTGTATTCGTCAATATGTTCTAGTCCATGTTCATCAAGTAAATCACCGCGCCCTTCTAACTCCTTGTGAATGGCTAATACAGCTTTCTTGAGTTTCTTTTTATCCGTAATAACCTGTTGGACACCTTCACAATTGCGGAATAAATGAAACTCAGTACGCTTCATATCAGCAAGGTAAAATTCAATCATGTGCCGTTTGTGAATAAGCAGCGTTGTCAAAATAACACGCAGCATAACGGACTTACCTGAACCTGTTTCTCCAGCAATCAATAAATGCGGATCCGTAACCATGTTATAACTGATAAGTTTATTAAAATGGTCATACCCAGCTACAATTGGGAGCCCACCTTTTAAACACACTTCGATATCTTCATCGTTATAAACCTTAATTGAATCAGCTTGCTTGGTGAAAATCTTTAAACTGTACTTCAATCCATTGCCTGTTAAATCGTACGAGTGCCCGAATATCTGACTGAAAATATACTCTTTATCCAGCAGCGCTTTTGGATTAAGCCCCTGTGGAAGATAAAATACATATTCCAAATAGTCTTTTTGTTCATAAGCCGCCGCAATTGATGGATATCGCTTAATAGTTGTGTCCCCTTTTTTAAACGTCAACACAATGTCAGCTACGATAAAAGCGTTCTTTAATCGCGCTTTATAAATATATTTTCGATATAACTTCTTCATCATCACATGAACCCCCAAATAAATTTTTGGACAAGGTCCCACATTAGCCAAAAAAACGATCCTGCGGTTATGACACCTAAGATAAAACAAGTAAGGTTATGGACCATTTCAGACTCAACATACTTTCCTACCCTCAGCAATTTACTTTCACCTACCGAAGCAGCAATGATTGTACTTCCAACGACACCCACAATAATTAAACCACTCATGTCATCACCTCTAAATTAGTTTGGTTGGCTTGCCGAAAAGATGAAAAAAGAAGTGAGAGAAAATCCCTTATTAAGAAACAGAAGAATCCTTTAATAGATAGGCTTGAAACAGCTATTAATATATTAGTGGAAATATATCAGCTACTATATTTGCTAATATATCAATCATCCCTTAACGGCTTATATCTCTAATATATTAGTGGGACTTGTACATAAAAAGTTGTCCTCCAAATTTTTTTTGAAAATAAACTTTAAAAATTTTACAGTTATCCGAATTATAATTGGAGGACAACTATATCCTTGTATAGAAGATATACACTGGTGATGCGATATGGAATGGAGAAATAACATTGATATTTACATTGAAAAAAGTGGAAGATCTAAGCGTTTTATTGCAAAGAAGCTAAGTATTTCAGAAAATCAATTGTTAGCCTGGAGAAAAGGAGAATCGTTCCCACCAGTTAATAAGGCTATGTTGTTGGCTGAATTATTGGATTGTGATGTATATGACTTATTTGAAAGGAAAGGTGAAGAATGAAAAAATATTTAGTAGCACCTATGATTGGGACATTATTATTAACAGCTTGTGGAGGAGAAACGAAAAAAACAGTTTCAGAGGTTAAAGAAGAAGCTCCTAAACAATCAGATCAGAAATCAGTAAATAATGAAAAAGATTCACCAGAAGAAAATGAAGATGGTAACACTATATTTACAGTTCCCGGTCAGAAAGCTGATGTTGAAATTGGTACACTAGAACTGTTAAAAATTAAAAATGTTAATGAATTTGTGGATATTTTACCTATTAAAGTAGAAATCGAATCAATAAAGTTATTTAAGTTAACAAACGCTTCCGAAAATTTTATTGAAAATGTAGAATGGATGGCTGAAGATACTGTAGATGAAACCGCATATTATATACAAATTTTGTATAATGGAACGAATTTAGAAGAAAAAAATATTGATTGGATGGATTTAAACAAAGTTGTGTTATCAAACGGTCAACAAATTGATGTTACCTCTAAAAACTTCATGTCTAATGATGCGGATAGTCATTATTATGGCAAAGTACAGCAGGATTATGGAGCTGCATTTATTGTAAAAGACAGTAATATTAATAAAGTAAAATTAATATTTCATGGTGTAAATGATGCTGACACCTACGAAACAATCGCTGAGCCACAACAGGTTGAATATACTTTGGAATAACTTTAAACAATTATGCGGATAGAAATAGCCCACTACTCAGTCGAGTAATGGGCTTTAATTTGATTTCGAACCATCATTTAATGTCTTTATGTAGAAATCGATTAAAACTTTGTAAGCATTTTGTATACTCTTTTCAACTACTGGTCCTTCTGTGATTGTAAGCTTTATAAAAGCTCCTTGTTAAATATTTTTCTGCATTCCACAATTCGTACATTCTCTTAGAAACTTGCCCCAATCAAATCAATGTTTCAATGCATTTTCTCTAAATTCAATTCAAAATTTTCAGCATTAATAACATTTATATCGTAGTTTAATTTCTTAAACTCTTGTATTACTTCTTCAGATATTTTATTTGGAGCAACAACTTTCACAGAATAATTGTTATCAAATCTTTTATTGGTGTTAGAAAGCTTTTTATATTCATTAATTACAAGAGGTAATTGTTTTTCTAATTCCTCTAATTGGTTGAACTGTGCAGAGATTGAGACCGTACCTGTGTCACTAACTATAACTTCTAATTGATTATTTAGGTAAACTAATAAATCAGAAGATGAAAATACAATATTATTTAATGTCTTTTCCAAGTCTGGAATAAATCGATCATAATAAAGCTTATTTGTATTAAACAAAAAACTTAATTCATTCATCTGATTCATTTCCTTTCTCTAACTCGACTAATTTCTCATCCATACTATACAATTTGCCCATAATTAATAATTTTTTACTAACGTCATTCATGGGATAATATTTAGTATATTCATCTGTAACTTCTGCATGCTCTTTTTTTAACATTGTTATTGGGTAATAAATTGGATTCTTCTTTGCACTCTCACCTGCTTCTTGAATTCTGTTGACCTGTTCTATATTATTAACCCTAACATGGATCTGCGCTAAATGATCTTCGATTTTATTACTTGGATACTGCTGGATTTGCTTAATGATCTGCCCTATATCTTCAAAAGAATTTTTTTTTGAGGGATTTGAGCTGATTACATTACCTTGATTAAAAGTCTCATGCGTAGTATGCTCTTGAGAATTAACTTCATTCATCCTAATAACGCCCCAAATCGATCTGTTATTTTATTTTCTAATATTTTTAACTTCTGCGCAAGCTCACTTTCATTATTTTTATAATCGTGTATGGTTTTAATCTGTTTACACACACTATACAATTCATTAATAACCTCTTTTACTTCTTTGGGAGAAAAAGTAATTAAAGCAGCTTGGTCAATTATAGTTTTTTCTATTTTAGCATAGTTAATTTGTTCTTCTTTGTACTCGTAACTCTTTAATTCGTAAATTAAAGGCATATATACATCAGGCAAGAGATTCTTTAAAGCTATATCAAATATTAATTGTTTTTTTGCATTTCTACGATTGATATAATATAAAATAAAATTTACAAGAGCTGAAATTAGTCCACCGAGAATACCTGCCATTAACTTAGAATCTAAAAACTTATCCCATGCACTTTTCTTTTCAGTCTGTACAGAAACGTCACTTGGTTCTTTATTATTATCAATAGTTTTCGCTTCCTCGACTTCCCGGTTTTCTACAGAATTCTTATCGCTTGTCTGTTTAGCGTCAATCTCTGTATCCACTGTCTTTTCGGCTTCTTTTGCCTGTACATTATTAACAGCGTAAAAAAATATTAAAAGTATAGAGAAAGCAACAATATATTTATTTTTTTGTATTTTCATAATATGAACTCGTTAATTCTTCCATTCTTGAAATGAATGTATCAGTATTACTTTTAAACTTTTCGTATATGCCGATATCTATGTTATTTGAACCTTTGTTCATTTTGTCAGTTAAGTTTTCTAGTAATTGATTTACAAGGTTTAAGCCGCCATTGAAATCTACATTTGTAGTGAAGCAATTATTGTCATTATTAATTAATGTTAGTAACAAATCAAAAGGGTTTGCTTCATTAAATGAAAAGAAGTTACCTTTTAATCTATTAGGCGCAACCATAGCTGCTGAAATTAAATTCCAATGTATATGTATAAGGCTTTTTAAAACTTCTACTCTTCTAAAGACTTGTTTAAATTGACCATTATATTGAAATTGCATAGGTTCTTGAAAGTAATGGCTAATAATATTTATATGTTCACCCAAAATTTCATTTAACTGCATTTGGAAGTTTATAAACTTTGGCATAGATAGATCAGCGTTAGAAGCAATGTAGTTATTAACTACTTGTTCAAGTATTTGCAATTTATCCCCATCACTTAAAAGTTTAAGCGCTTTATCAAATTCCTGTAAAAAATCTCTTTGTTCTTCCATTAAACTCACTCCTAAATAAGTCTAGTTAAAACTAGTGTCTTTTTATATGTATTTTACTAAACTATATTAATAATACTTAATATGAATAGTAACATATTTACAGAAATAACAACATGAAAATATTCCTTTTTATTCATCTTTAAGGAATTAATATAGTTAAAAATACCCCCTTATTATAAAATAGGGGGGCAATATTCTTTATAGTACCATCTATTCACATCAAGGAATTGCTTCACTTGGACTAGCTCCAGCCCTGCTAAGGTAATTTCAGCGCTAGGGTTACCGATTGGATGAATATTTAATTCTACAGAAATGCCTGCTTCTCTTAAAAACGAACGGAAATGGGATTCCATGGTTGGATTTAAACCACCAGTGCGTAGAGTAACAGGTAAAGGTTGTACATGCTTCATCATGACAAAATCACCACCACCGACAACCCACGAAGCGTATGTGTAGCCATACACGCTAAATATTGTTCCTTCACGTAAAGTGTTTTTACGATTAGACAAGTTGGCATATTCATAAACAGGTGTATCTTGCATCGCTTTAACCTGGAATGAATACTTATCACCCAATGACGTGACTTTTGGCAAGTCGTTAGGTTGTTGAGATTCCGTTTTGTGCGTTTCTGATACTTTCGGCACTTCTACCTTCCCTTTTGCTTTTAAACCTAAGAATTGAGCTATGCCACGTGCATACGCTTCTGCCATAGCTTGCAGGAAATTTGGCTGTTTCAAAATCTTACTGTTGGCTTGATTATCAATGAATAAAGTTTCCGTTAAAATAGCTGCCATTTTCGTTAAACGCAAAACTGCATAGTTTGCACGTTTCTTCCCACGATCGGATACATTCCCGAATGCCCTTACTGTGTTAAATGCTTCTTGATGTACGATATTTTGCAAGGCGATAGATGCTGAACTAGCCCCTGTGTAAACAAAGGTTTCAAACCCATGCCCTTTTCCACCGCTGGCATTTAAGTGAGACGATACAAACACGTCAGCACCCCAGTCATTTGCCAGTTTTGCACGCTTTGATAATTCGAGGAATACATCAGTTTCACGACTGCATTTCACTTCTGCGCCCTCATATTGTGTCAATAAGACTTGTTTAATGGCAAGATTGAGTGATAACGCCCAATCCTTCTCATACATACCAAATCCAACGGCTCCTGCATCGACACCACCATGCCCTGCATCAAGATAAATCTTCTTCATTTCGTTTCCCCCTTTGTTTGTTTTCTTTTAAATGCTGTTTAACATATGTGTTTTTCCATACCGCGTAGATATTGATTGCTAATCCCACGAATGAGGATACCAAAAGCAAGAACGCGTTAATGCTCTCTGGTGTAAACCAATCAAATGAAATACCAATGACCGTAAAAAAAGCTAGCAGAGCTGTTAGAAAGCCCCCTAGCTGTGTGATAATATCTTTTACCATATAAACCCCTCCCTTATTGTTGTAACAGGCTATAAAAGATAGCAATCGCCCCACCGATAACCCCTGTACAAACAGCGGTGATGATACTGCCAGTAAGAGTACGTTTAATCCATGTTGTGTTTTCGTCAATCTTGTTTAACTTTTCATTCAATGTAAGAATCTGTTGGTCATGACGGTCAGTTGTTCGTTCTACCTGTGATAAACGACTACCTAATAACTTTTGTTCAGCTTTAATTTCTGCTAATTCTTTGTTCATCGTGTCCATTGTTAGAACCTCCGGTGTATGTGGCATCGTTTCACAACCCCCTTATATAAAATAAAAAGAGGACTAATTCAGCCCTCTTTCCTTTGTTTCGTTTTATTTTTCTTTATTGCGTAATTGTCTCCAATTGTGCAATAACACCTTGTATATCTTCTTCTGTTTTCTTCATCTTCGATAACGCTACTTTACCGTAATCAGCCATATTTATTCCTCCTTTTTAAAATAAAAAGAGGACTATAATTAGTCCTCTTTACAAGTTATTACTTTAATATTTCATACGCTTGCTCAAAAATTTGATTGGCGATTTCTTTATGCCCTTGATCGTTAGGATGCCACCCATCACTCTCATTACCAAACAAATCTTTATACCCTTTAGGCCCAAACGTATCATTTCTTCCATACCAAATAGATTGGATATTAGCAACTGGAACACCTGTCTGTTTTCCAACCTTTTCAATTACAGCGTCATATTTAAAAGATCTTTCGAACAGACCCCAAGTTGTAACTAATATTATCTTAGGTGGTTTTTCTTGCGATTTTAAAGTATTAATTACGTGTAATAGTCTTTCTTCAAACTCTTCAGGTGTGGAGTAAACCTTCTTAAAATTTTCATCAGAATCATTCGTCCCGAATTCAATAGTTACAAGGTCTGGTTTTTGAGCAATAACTTTCGGTAAATTGGGAATTCCGAAATCTTTTAACCCTGTTCCTCCTTCAGTTGCACCATCTGCGACTGTTACACTATACCCTAAATTTTCTTCAATTAGTTGCGGTAAAACAGCTGTGTACTTTTTCTCTTTCGTTGTCGCGTGAAGCCCTAATGCTAGGCTGTCACCCATAGGTGAATATATTAACGGTTCACCTTTATGTTTATTATAAATTCGTTTCTTTTCTTCTTCTGCTTCTTTAATCTTCTTTTGTTCTAATGCTTCTTGCTTTTCGTTAAATTTATCTGCCACCACTTTATCTTCTGCAATAGTATTCTTCACTTCTGTTTTAAAAAGCATATAGCTAAACCCTATAAAAACAAAAGTGAAAACAGTTAATAAAAGTAGTGTGATAGTAATTTTATTTCCTCGCAAAACTAAAAACCTCCAAAAGTAGTAATTACTACTAATATACTACTTTTTATTTTTTTATAAAGGTTTTTTGCCATTTAAGATGTATTTTATCACTATACATTGTTACCATTTGCATCTACCCAGCCATTATTGTTAGCATTACGCCATATCGGCTTGTTCAATGTCGTGTCAAATATCATAGAACCCGGTTGATAATCATCATATGTTGGGCGATTAGTTGTAGTAAAAGCTCCTGTTGAAACAAAACCATTAAAGAATCCTTTTCTCCATTTCGCCCAATGCGCTCCAATATCCCTAGGCGCGTTCGTGTTCGGAGCAAGTAGAGCACTGATAAAAATATAGTCTTTTGCAACTAAATCCAGGGAAGCTTTACTTGAATCACCTACCCTAACATTGTCACCTCGAGATTTAATCAAACGATCTGTTAAGAAATCAAACATGCTTACCACAATAAAACCATAGAAGTAAACATATCCGTTATCCTCACTATTTCTAATTTGAACAGAATTATAACCTCGTGATGTAACTCGTACAGCATCATAAATAAAATTACTCATTGATGTGTACGGATAATCCAATATGTGATTTTCGCCCTTTTGATAATAAATTGCATTTGGTGGTTTTTCTTGAGTTGATTGACTACTATCACCTTGTACTAAAGAGGTTACAGGATAAGGTGCTTCTGCTCGGTAATTTAACTCAATTGAACATCTAGCATCACTTGTCACTCTAAACTGAGGAAACAATAATAAATCATCCTCTTCTGCGTAAAATCCAAAGCTTATTTGACCTTGACCGCCTAGTCTAACCGCAATCCCTTGTCCTTTATTGTCACCAGAACCAATTGGGCTTTGAGTGTCATTAATGAAAGAGATATCTCCTTTTCTTGACCAATGGTTATAATTAGGATCAATTACTAAGTGGCGACTAGCTTTTAGACGAAAAGGATCAGTAATGGTACGTGTACCAGTAAGCACAGAAGCTGCTTTTGCCCCTAAGATGTAATATCCTTTTCCATTAAAATGGACACCATCAGATTGTATAATTTCACTTGTAGCATATCCATCAAAAAACATAGTTGTGTCGATAACAGGGATACAAAAACGCTTTCCAAGTTCTTTCAACAACGCTCCATAAGTCCCTTGCCAATGTGAATACCCTCTCTTTTTTGGTGGTGTAAAGATAATAACAGCACTTCCCCAATCTAAAATACGTTTAACTAACTTATAATAATGTTCAATGTTAATTAGAATATCGTTTTCTAGCCACGTATCATTAGTACCTAACTGAATAATATGGAAATCAGCATTAGGATTTGTTGTCCAACGATTATACGAGGATTGCGCTGTATCACCGTTGCGACCACGTTTTAAGATTGTCGTGGGTTTCCCCATCTCATTTAAAGCCGACCTTAAAACTTCTGGGTATGTGTAAGCACCAACAGGCGTATCTGTTGAAGCTCCTTCCACATAAGTAGTATCTGCTGTATACGGTCGTCTATCTGCACTCTCTGTGTCTTGCCCATTAGTTAAACTATCACCTTGGCATACACCTCGAATACTTTGATTGTTTGCTAGTTTGTTCATTAGCGCTGCCATTGCTTTGACTTGTTTAGCGCTATATGTTTCGTTTTCTGATGCAATATCAGCCAATTGCGCAGTAACTTCGTTGTAATCTTTGTCCAATCTAGCCTTTAAAGTTGGGTGCGCAACATTCTTAGCATCTACCCTCGCTTGCGCTGCTTCAACGCTTGAATCACCCTCAATTACAACTTGGTTAAATTGTTCTTGTACACTTTCGGCTTGCACTTTTGCTTCTGTTGCAAATGTTAAAGCTTGCTCGGCATTCGCTTTAGAACCTTCAACAATCTCTTCGACACCTGTTATATCACGTTCGATGTCCTCTAAATTCTTTTCATAATCCTCTGCAAAATCAGCGCCCCATTTATTTCGTGGTGGTCTGTATCTCATATTTTCCCTCCTTAACTTAAAAATAAAAAAGAAGCATTAGGAATTAGTTAAAGAGCCAATTAGCTTCTTCATCTCTTCCATCTGCTTCTTCATTTCTTCTAGTTGTTTCTCAGTAGTAAGCTTCTCTTCTTCTACAGGAATAAGAGTTGTACTCTCTTTCTGTTTTAGTTCACCATTACTTATATAAAATTTATCTAAATTTGCAATAACAATTTTAGATACCATGAAAAAATAACGAAAAGGACTTGTTGGAATTATGTCTGTTCCATAAATTACCCTTGTCATATTTCCACTTTCGTCAGCATCACAGTACAGTTGCGTCTTTCCTTCTATCATATTTATCCCTCCAAATATGTACGAATAACACGTACATAGACTTTATTGCCTGTGTAGCCACTTCTAAATCTCACATAAATTCCTGTTTCATTACCAGTAGGATGACCTAAGTCAACTCTAAGTAGTTGACCAACTGTGTCTTCAGTAGCAGTCGTTTTATAAGCTGCTAGGGTTTCTTGTGTTCCTTGTTTTACAACTTCAACTGTGGCTTCATAACGAGGGTCAGATGTTGTTAGTCCTAAGAAAACGCACAAATATCTACCTTCATGACGAAATGCATAATACTGTGCATTCTGTAATTGGTGACTTGACGTTTCAAATCCGTATTGCACTTGTCTTACTTCATCCCCCATTAAGAATGGTTGATGAGCTGATAATGAGAACTGATAACGTAAAATACCATCTTGGATAACTGTATAACCATCTTCTCTTCTTAACCTTAACGCTCCACCAGAAATATCAATAAAACCCGGCTTAATTTTCACATATTTCTGCTGATCAGTTGGATCCATAGCCATAAATTCATTACCATCCCAAAAGAAATAAGACTCTGTACCGATGATTTGAATGTGATTCGTATGAATAGCACCAGCTGTAAGAAGATTTGTATTTATCCCTAGTGCTGTAATAGCATTTTCGAATGTTTGTCCTCCATCAGTTGAAATCCCTAAGCCAGCACTATTCAACAGAACAACTAAATTTTTATTGTTTTTACTAACCGCAACAATACCATTTTCAAAAATCAATTCTGTTTGAGCACTTAATAATGCTGCTGTTGCTAATCGAATGGCTTCGGGCAACACGTTATAAGGGATATTACCTCGACCTGCAAATAAGTCTTGTAGCTGTTTAACGGTGTTGCTCAATTGTGATTGATAAGATTCTCGAATACTTTTGTTTGAAATTGTGACCTTTTGCGAAATTAGTTCACCCTTTGAATTAAAGGATTCGTTGATATTTACAATACGTGTTTCGATATCTAAATTCAGACGATCATCCATTAAAAAGATTCTATCGCCCTCTTTTGGTGCATCTTGATAGCCTTGCGCTTGCAATTCAGCAACATCGACGGTAATCGAGACAACTAGTGATTCATCTATGATCTTTTTAACTGCATTAAATAAAGAAGATTCAACTGTATAACGCTCGTCGCGTATAGGTGGTGCATGTCTAATACCAATACCAGGAATAGATGCCAGTGGACTTGTATAAGTAACATGTAAGTTGTCTTTTCCAAATCCTTCACCATACGTAGAAAAGTCTGTTGAGTCCTTTTCAATTGTGATGTCTTTTAAGTTAAGGTTACGATGATAAACAAAATCTGTATCCTGCCCGATTCGAGTACGGATATAGACGGTATTTCCTACGATTTCAAACTCTGCCTCATACGTTTCTAAAATCTTTTGAAACAAATCTAATCGTGAGGAGTCACCGAAGTTTTCTAAATCCTTTGCACCAAACGAGTCTACAATGACAAAATTGTATCCACTACCATTAAAAACAAAGTTCATACGCGCTTGGATTGTCATAGATCCTGTATGCGTTTCGTACTTCCAACTATTCCGCATATCAACAAAAAAGCGATGGACAGCTTTAAGCTCCCACACCGCTTTTTTACCTCTTGCCTTCGCTCTTGGGATGACAACCTCGTATTCATCGTCATCAAATCCTACTTTCCAGCAAGTATCAATATTCTTAAAGTAGTCCTCATTCCATTTTTCTTCATAGAGTGTGAGTGAGATAGACTTTTCACCATTAATACCCCGCTCACGATCTACTGCAGCCTGTAAAGGATATTGCTCACCTTGTAAGTCTTCTATATACATTGTGTCCATCTCATCACCCCTTGTAGTAGAAACGGAAAGCAAACTGAACGTTTTGAATGCTCGTAGTTCCATTTATTTTAATATCATTCCAACCAGGTTTTAATGTGATAACTTGTCTATTCGTAGAACGATAGATACTTAAATTGTTCTTTTTAGCCTTAAACCCTAATCGCACAGTATCATCCGTAGTCAAGCTACCATTATAACGCCATAAATCGCCTGTAGTTGTGTTTTGAACCTCTACATAGGAATTACATGCGACATTTAAAATAATCTCCATATCGCAGTAAAAAGGGTTAATCGTAACGTTACCAGGATTGTATACACGAAATGATGAAGTATTAAAGGTATACGGCGTGTCTTCGGCTATCAGCCCCATACCCAATTGCCACCACTCTTGATCAAAGGTTTGTGGTGTTAATGAGGTATTAATTGATTCTGCATAGGGAAGCTCATATGTTTCGAATGGTACTGTAAACGTACTAACAAAAGGATTAATTCTCTCTGGTGTCCATTCAGCGCTTACTACAACTGGCCAACGTTTACCTAATTGTTCTTCTTGCACAATATATAGCAGACGACTAGGATCAAACAATTCAAACAGTTCACTTACAAATAAAGAATGAGTATAAAAATTAATAGCTTCAATAAAAAACTCCGCTTCACATCTTCTTGGACCGTGTTCTGATCCGTTGCGATTAATACCTGGTTTACCAGATACAGAATCTGTATAGTGGTTAGGGGATAATGCTGAAGGACGAAAACTCAACCCTTGTAATCGATAATCTACTAAATTGATTTCTGTCATTTCCTTATCAAATATCCTAATCATTACTTATTCCCCCAGATTGCACGTATACTTCCATTGATGGCTTGCTCATCTTCAATGAAATCAACTAGCACTTTTCCGTCAATTTCTGCTGTGAAACTAGAATTCTTAGAAGCTATTATTCGTAGTAAATCGTTTTGTTCTTTTAATAAAGCTAATTCTTCTTCATTTCCAAAGTCTGAATACTGAATATTATTAGAGTGAGAATGACTTGAAATAGCTAAAGCTTGGTTACTATCATCAAACATCCCTAAAGCCTTCCCTGCTTGCGTCCACAATGTTTTATTACGGTCACGATATGCCGGCTCTGTCGTTAAAATAAACTCTGGATAACCATTCTCCGCTAATGTAGCAGCTTGTGGATGACTAGCTATACCGCCTTTAAAGTAAGGTTTATAGCCGCCACCGCGTGACATAGATTTAATACCTGGATGTCCCATTACACCGCCGTAACGACCGTCCATATAACGAATAGCTGCTAGAGCTGAATCAAGGGGATTACGGCGATTTCCATGCCCCGGCATCATCCATCTTTTAAAAGTTGACCCTATCACTTGGAATAAACCAACCGATGGATCTCCACGTTTGGCGTTAATGTCCCAGTTATTAATCGCATTCGGATTAAAACCAGATTCTTTTTTAGCAATTGTCATTAATGGACCTAATAAGGACATCGGCTTATTCAATATCTTTAATGCTTGAGTGATAGCTGCACGAGCCATTGCTGCACCTTGACCAGCATACTCTTGCCCTAAGCCAAAACCACCAAAACTAAAGTTATCAATGAGGCTTTGAATCTTATCTAATGCCATATCTTTAATCGCTTTTGTTGGACTACCGGATGCTTTCCGAAACCAAGCAGGAATTAAACTATCCTTAAAATCGGATACTTTGGAGGTAACGGCATCCCAAAGTGCACTCGGACCTTTCATTATGGCGTCAAAATAATCACCTACACCGTTTTCATAGCCAGGAAAGCCATAGTTTTTTAGTAACTTTTCAGTGTGATGATTGGGAAGTACGCTAGCTCCTTTACGTAAATAACGCATTTCAGCTCCATTAGAACCTGATAAATAAGTTCCGATGCCAGGCTCATGAATAAGTTCACGACCTTTTTCGGATACAATGGCTAAACCACCAGGATGTCCACTAGAGGGTGTTCCTTTTGCATAAGCACCTCGTACAACACCCTTTTGAACACGTGGCGCACTAGATGATTTTGATTTAGACTTTTTCTTTTCTTCTTTAATACCAAAGATGCCTTTAATGCTCGTCCAAATACTATCAACTTTATTCCACATCATATCCCAACCAGAATTAACTTCACCTGTTTCCCAATTAATTTTGTCAACGTGCTCTTCCGCTTGTCCTTGCGCTTCTTCCACAACTTTTTTATGCATATCTTCTGCTGTGCTGACTGCGTTATCACGAGACCTTTCAGCTTCTTTTATTAAACGATTGGCTTGTTCAGTTGTTAGCTCGCCCGTTACATCCCGCATGTATGTGATTTGCATTACTGTATCTTTATATTGTTTATTAGCCTCAGCCACGGATTTATCACGCTGAGTAATTGAGTTTTGGACGACTTTCGCTGCTTGTTCCGCTGTGATAATGCTTGATTGCTCTTTAAGGTTGGTAAGAATGAACTTTTGTTCTTCCGCACTTTTACTCATTGTTTGAACAGCCAGTGTACGCATTTGTTCCTGTATTCCATTGATAGTGAGCTTTTCAGACTCTGTGAGAGCTCTCTTTTGCTCTTTAGCTGTATTCATAATCTCTTGAATTTTCGCTTCATACTCTTGTACTTTTAGCTGCTTGTTAGCATGATTGTCATTCATTTTCTTTAAAACATTTGCTTCTTCTTCAGCTGTTAAGGCTGATGTATTAGCAAACAAATTTTGTGTTTTCTCCAATTGTTTCGCATGATTTTTATCCATGGAAGCTAGTATGCTATTCCCCATCTTGTCATACTTACCAACTAAGCTGTTTAAATTCTCATCTGTGATCACTTCCTGCGTAGCAAACATATTAGTAAGAGCCATCGAAGCATCTTCATCCATTTTCAAATAAGCTCCTACAGCCTTTTGAGTACTCTTGGATACTTCATCACCAAATATTTTTAACTTGATTACAGGCTTGTCTAACTCTTTATCTAAGACAACAGCAGCTGTTCCAAGCGCAGCTACAGATGCAATTGCTATACCAATTGGTCCTGTCAAAACGGATGCTGCTGTAGCGAGTACACCAGCACCGCCTGCCGCTCCTGTCATTGCACCACCAGCAATCGCAGCACCTCCACCTAATCGAGCAATCCATGGGACAACTTTACTCGCACCAGATGCAAGCCACCCAAAGGTTTTTACAAGTGGGCCACCGACAAATAATAACCCTCCAATTGCTAACGTTGCATCTTGAGCAGCAGGGGACATGTTATCAAATCTAGTAGCAACAGATTCTACAGCCTTTTCGATTTTAGGCAAATGACGCTCGGCCATTTCTAATAGGATTTCTCCTAACGGTTCCAAGGCTTCTTGTGACTCACGCCATGCAGCTTTTACACGCACACCAAATGATTCTTCGATTGCTTTAGATGTTTTCTGCATAGATCCATCGACGCCTTTTAACTTACCGTCAATTCCACCAAGGGCGTACATCGCATCAGATTCAAGATCTTCCCACTTGGTTCCATACAAATCGACACCAATTTGATTGGCTAAAGTTTGGTCATCCATACCCTTTAGTTCTGATAAAACCGCGTTTGAGACATCTTTGACGGTTGATTTACCTACTAGATAATCCTTCCACACCTGTTGAGTGCTACTAGACAACTGCCCCATCGCTTCAGACGTCGTTTTAGAGCCGTCTTTTAAACGAATTTGCATTTCTTTCATCGCATCGTTGATGTAATCTAAGTTATAAACACCGGCTTCACTACCGTTTATAAGCAATTGAAAATACTCATCAGCTGAAAAACCCATCTTCGCAAACAAAGGTGCATATTCACTCAAGTTATCAAACATTTCATTTGAAAAATTGAGTCCATTCTGAGCACCAAATGCCATTAAATCAAAAGCCTTCTTAGAGTCAACGCCAAAACCTTTCATGACGTTTCCCCCAGCTCTAGTTACTTCATTCACATCCGCTTCAAATACATCCGCTAATACTAATGCGTCTTTTGTTACTTTTTTTAATTCACCGTCATTTAGTCCTTTAATATTGTGTTTAACTTGTACGAGACCACGAGTGACATCTTCCATGCTTTCGCCGAATCCGTCGCTCCAGATGTCCCTAGCTTCTTTTGTTAGCTTTTCAGCCTCTTTGCCCGTCACACCTAACTGAGCTTGGATGCGAGCCTGAGAAGAATCAACGTCATTCGCTATTTTTAAAAGCGCTGCACCTATCCCTGCTACTACTGGCGTAAAAGCACTTCCTGCAGCACCTGCTTTTTGACCTAGCTCACCCATTTGCTGAGCAGCTTCATCTGCTCGCTTTTTTAAGATGTTCAGCTGATTCGATTCGTCTTCAATCTTGTCATTAACACCTTTTAAAGCTTTCTCTACTTTACGCATTTGTTCAACGGCTTTCCGCTGACGTATAAGCATATTTTGAGCTTCTTTTGAGTTTTCACCTTTCGTACGAACTAACTCTTCATATCGACGATTTAACTCTTGTACACGCGTTTGTTGGATTTGAAATTGTTGAGTAAGATTTGCTGATTTTGTTTTTAACTGATCTAAACCATTTTCAAAGTTTCCAAGACCAGATTCAGCAGCTTTCAAATCAGCATCGAGGAGTTTTAAACTACGATTAGTAGCTGCCATATTCTTTGTAAAATCGCCGCTATCCAAAGCTAAATTAACTTTCAAACGTCCTACTTCACCGGCTCCCATTACCATATTCTCACCTCCAGTTACCAGATTTGATCAATGTAGACTTGCTTTGATTGTTTTGTTTCAGCTTGTTCCATGTACAGTTCAAAAAAGAAATGAATGTCCATTGCATCTAATTCATGAAGCTTATATCCTTGCTTCATTAGATCTCTGTACATTTTCTTAAGATTCTTGTACAGTGTCTGAGGGTGTGGGAGGCTCTGTCTCCCCACTTTCTGATTGGTCATCTTTTTCATATGGATTTACAGGACGTAAACCTTGAGCAAGCATAATAAACTCCGCAATCTTGATGAAAAAGTTATCTTCCGAATCAATATCAATGGCTAATCCGTTGTAAAAATCATCGATTGTAAATTGATTGCTATACGACTCACAAATCATTTGTACCACTTCATCTAGCTCATCAGGTGTTGGGCTATTAAAATCCACTCCTCGTTCTTTTAGCGCTAAAAACTCACGGTAGATGCGACCAGAAATGAATGGTTTGCCGAATTTAATAGGCTTGCCGCTCATCATTAATGTTAAATTCATATTTCCCTCTCCTTTTCAATTAAAAAGACGAGCAAAAGCTCGCCTTTCATTAAGGTGTTGTTAATTCAGCTGGATCAATTACTTCAGTAAACCATTTTGCAATTACCCCTTCTGGAATGTCAGTGTCCGTATCATGCACATCAATATCCGACGCTTCGTCATAATTCCGCTCAATAAACGTCCCAGAAATGGTTGGTGTTTTTGGTTCAGCTGATTCACCTTTCGTACCATGTTCCATACTTGGGGCTTGAAACTTGCCTTTATACAGCCATACATATTTATAGCTTCCATCTGACGTTTCCGAGCGAAAGCCTAATGCTAAGTAAGGCGCTTTGTCTGTCTTTTTACGAACTAAAATACCATTTATAATTTCATGACCTAGCCATTCAGCTTGTACTTGTTTAGGTAGGTGTGTAATACCGATTTCAATTGTTGTGACGCCTGTGCTTGTTGTTACCGCAACCACTCGGTCATCCGCATAAATTGGCGTAGCCGAGGAACCTCGGTTAATATTTGCTGAGATAGCAGGGGCAGCTGGTTTTACAACATCATAGGCAACACCTGTTTTATCATCACTTACTAATACTGCGTATACTAAATCTTTCAAACCAACAGACGCTTGAACTTCTGTCATGTACTATTCCTCCTACATACTTTTTTGGACAAAAGAAAAACGCATAGCCTTGTGATAGACCTGCGTTTCTTTTTCATATAAATCAATGGCACTTCTTCGGGTAAAACCTGCAGATACCAACGCTTCTTTCACCTGGTTTACTAACGATGTATACACAGTTGGATTTTTCGTCCATACGTCAACTTGATAAAAATATTGCGTTAACTGCTCTTTGTCATCTGCATGTAGAGCTGAGCCTTCGTTGTATTGAAAAAATGTAACATACGTATCTAAATCGCCAGGGTAATGAATAGGATAAACAGGATAGTTTAAAGGTTGCAATGTACTCATAATGAGTTTGTTCATACTCATAATTTACTAAGCTCCTGGCGAATAACCTGAGCCATTACAGCTTGAACTTCATCTTTTACCGCGAGAAAAGCTGGCTCAATAAAAGGCTGCGCATCCATTGTAGAAGTTCCATACTCAAGAAACCTTGCGTAAAAGGCATTCTTGAAATCTGGCCCAATATCAATATAGCCTTGAACTACTTTGGACACGATAATATTTTCAGCTAAATTCCCTGTTCGTTCAGGCGTACGCTTAATAATTTCTCGTTGCAGAATCTTAGCACCAGCTTGCAGCGCCTTTTCAGCAATACGATCACCTAACGTTTCTAGCTTTTTTAATTCATTCATCAAGTTCTTCATTCCTACCGTATTCATACTCATGGCACATACCTCTTACATACTAATTCAATTTTTTCACCCTTATCATACGTACGATACACATCATACATCTTGCCTTGATATTCAACTTGTGGTTGTCCATTATAGTCAAATGAAAAAAGCTCAAACATTTGTTCAAGCTTCTCACCTACTTGTGCAGCAAAATAAAACTCGCTGCTTTTTACATCTTTCTTGTTCACAAAAACCTGCTTCTTTTCAGGTTGATCACTACCCGGTATTGGATAGCCATCCTCATTTTGTTGCTCTTCACCCGGAGTGATTAGAAAAAGCACATCACGATATAGCATGATAATCACTCGACTGACTTAAATGTATTTTTAATGATTTAAATGACTCATTAAGCTTTTCGTAATCTGGATTATCAAAACCAAAATTGGCTTTGACGTACGTAATGATAGCTCGTTTAATTAATGGATCGCTGTCATCCATCGCTTTCTCGCCTGAAACCCCAGCTTCTATCAATTCTAAGCGTGCAGCCTCAATTAAATCAATTATTTCATCATCAAAAGCAGCATTGCTCACACGCAGAGATAGTTTCGCTTTATCCAACATTACTCTTCACCGCTTGTCATTAACTTAATTGCTTGATCTTTGCCTTTAATCTTCTCTCCATTTGGCAATTCATAGTAACCACCACCAACATGACGCGGAAAAAATGACTCGTCTACCGATTTTTTGATATAGCTAAGTTCTTGTAATACATTAAAACGTTCTTCATCTTCTCCTTCATATACTTCACCTGGAGAATAGCATGTTAATGTTTCTTTATCAGTAAATGCTTTAATGACCAATGCTCTCATCAGTCCTCACTCCTTTTTAGACTGTTGCTGCTTTCTTCAGTACGACAAGCGAATTAATGTCAACTGCTTTTCCATCCACAATCATAATTGACTTTGTCACTAAATCATCCGTTTCATTATCTTCGTATTTTTTTACGCCCATCTGATAATTTGTATTTAAGATGTAATCTTTAAAGTTGTATAAGAAAGCAAACGGCGTTTCAGCTGTTGCTGTCGCGAAGCTGTCAATATAGTTACAAAGAATAACGTTACGACCTAACAGTGTACGTTCTGGCTTTCCAGAAATTCCGTACGTTACGCGTGCAATCGGCTGTCCAGTTGTATCAACCATTGATGCAAAGTTCATAAATGTTTTCTTTGTCATGCACCAAACAGCATTACTTTCATACTCCAATGGCAAAGCTGCTTCTGCATCTGTTAAAGTTTTATATTCGATTTTTGAGACATCTAATGCCTGACCGCTCAGTGGTGTTTCAGCAAGAATACCTTTTGGTTTGCCAATACCATCACCATTAATAATGGCTTGCTCAATAGCCTTTGTCATTGCTTCCACCACGTTATTTACTAAGGTTGTTTCAAACACCGACAGGGCCATAGTATCCACTTCAAGAGATACAGCTACAGCACAGCGCAGTTTGTGGTAATTGAACGTAATACTGCCTGTCGTTTTCTTCTGTTTTTCACTTCCCTCTCCTTCAGCTACCCATGTTGCTACTGGCTTAACGGCAGATGTAGGGACCGTCACACCGCCTTTAATGCTTGTACGGGTAACCAGTGGTAAAATCATTCCTACCGCTTCAATTTTTTCGATGATACGGTTTAATACTGTTTGTGGAATGACAGATCCAACGTCACCTGTTTTTGTTACAGCACGCAATTCAGCTGGAATCTCTTCACTACGCAATACATAATTCATAAATGCGTTTCGATACTCCATCGAATCTGTACCTAAATCACGTTCTTCTGTAGTCGATGTGTTAAAGGTTTGAATAGTACGTGATTCGGCACTTGTTCCATCGTTAATTGATGTTGCTTCTTGCATTAAACGCTGACGTCGCTCAATAGCCGTGGCAGCGTCTTCTAGTTCACGTAATTCTTGCTCTAATTCATCTAAATTGATATTTTCATCGTCACCTTCAAGAATTGAACGAATTTCTTGTCTACGCTGCTGAATACCTTCTAGTGTACGCACAGCAAAGTATTGAATATCAAATGATTTCATTAAAGGCTTAAACTCATATTTTAATTTCGTCATAGGGATTCTCCTTTTATAAATAAGTTTTTAACAGCAGCTTCTTTCGTAGCGACTTTTGTTGACGTTCTTTGATAAATGACTGATATGGATCATTACTTCTTGCCGATACTTGGCTATCTGGATAAGCCGGAAATGCTACAGGGCTAATTTCAATCAATTTCGCTGTTGTGATGGTACGAATAATGTTATCTCGGTCTGTTTCATCCCACTCCTCTTTTCGCATTTGAAAGCCAAAGCTCACACCTTCAACATCACCGCGACGAATGGTTTCTAACGTGTCATTACCAAGAGTAGTATTCGGCAAATCTAATTCAAACCGAAGACCAATATCATCTTCAAATAACCGCAGTGTGCCGTTTTTTGTACGCCCTAGTACTCGTGACGTATCATGACTCCAAAGTGCTAACTGATCGTCGGCTGTTAATGAATCCGCAAAAGCTCCTTTTCTGAACTGCTCTTTGAACCTTCTAAAATAGCCCATTGGATGGGATTTCATTTCCCACTTAACTGCATAACCAGTGATAATCTTTGAATCTGATTCATCTTCCCTAATTTCAATAGATGAAGCATTGATATTACGTTTCTCCGTCTTGTTCATCTCCATCACCTCCTTCATCGATGACATTGCCATCCTTAATCTGCGCAGTATCAAGTCGACGAACTGGCTTATCTCCACCTTCAATCGGTCCAAGTGATAAAATAGATCGCCATTCATTTGGCGTAAGAGCTCCCCTATCAACCATTTGTACAAGGTTCATTTTTGTAGACATAGAAGCATATTGTAGACTTGCAGCCTCAAAAATGATTTTATTTCCAAATCCTCGCTCACGACGCGTAAAAAGCTTCCTGGTAAATTCTCCAGCAAGCTGCATCGCTAAGGGCTCAATTTCTGATTCGTAATAAGAGTTCCATTCATCTTCGTTGTATTTACTCTGAATAATGTTTTCGTTTGTGTTAAAAAAGCTGTAAATACGCTGAATGGTTTCTTGCATTTGCTTTGAATCCGGCACAAACGCTTCTGGCTTTACCTGTTCTAAGTCGTAACGTGGATCCGTTGCTGCAGCTCCACCGCTGTTACTATCAATAGATAAATAATCACTAATGAAAGTCTTTACTTGTAGCTTAATATCTTCTGGCTTCAAAACGGATTTAAACTTCATAATCCACTTAATCACAGCACTGTTTTGAATGGCTTTTACAATTCCTTGATCTGTAGTCGTCACAACCTGCATAAGTTGAGATAAAGCTTTACCCGGATGCTCACCGAAAAAATCATCTTCATGAAAATCCTTTCGTAAATGAATGACATCGCTATACGGCACGGTCATCCTCTTTCCATTCTTAAAATAAAAGGTCAGAAAGATATCTCCAAGCGAACCTTCTACCACATCAACTGAAACACAAGGAATTGGATAAATTTCAGTAGCAAATCCCATTTCATCACGCTTTATAAAGGCAAAGGCATTATGATTTAGCTCTAGCTGATTGACCAATTTCTCTTGCATCATTTGCCCCGTCATTAAAGGATTAGGTTCTTCTAAAATAAAACGAAGGTATGGATCCGGATTAATTTTAAATTCATTCGCATTATCTCGTATATGTTTAGCAATAAGCTTACCTACTGCCTTTGCTTTTGGCCGAATACATGAGCGTACAATATCGCTTTGAAACAACTTTCCATCCCAGGAATAAAAACCTCCCCCGTTATCGCTCACAAATTCAAAATGTTTAGTAGTGGTAGGCTGCTTCGTTTTGTTAAACATTTTTTCAAATAAACCCATTAATTCACCACCTTCCACTAAATCATATTTATATATTCATTCTTTTTCTCTTGTAAAATCACATAAGCATTTAACAACGCTGCCGTGCCATCAATTCTTCGACGCTGATTCTCCGTTTTATGAGGCTGAATATTTAAATTTTTATCCATTTCAATCGCGGTATTCGACAGGCACCATTTATCAATCGGGTTATTATTGTAAATAACTTTATTCGCTTCTAAATCGGCACCTAATAAATACATAGGCCCTGATAAAGTCTTTTTACCTTGATACACAGGTATCATCGCTTCTTTCCCAAAATAACTCTGCATTTCTTCTACCCAGTAATCAGCTGACCAAGCATCATAGCCAATCCAAGGCAAGTATACTCCCCATTCGTCACGAACTTCTAAAAACCATTCCGTTACAAACTTAGGGTGAACGCTGTTTCCAGGAGTCGTACGCAATAAGCCTGCATCGTGCCATAGATTATATGGAATTTTGTCTTCGTTCGTTCGCTTTTCTAACAAGTCTTCTGGCAACCAATACATCTGCAAGACATACACTTTTGGATCATCTGGAAGCATAAAAATAACCTTCGCTGCTGTAAGGTCTGTTGTCTTAGATAAATCACAACCACCGATACCGTAGGAAGGTTTTAACTCCGTTAAATCGAATGTAGCACTATTATTTAATTGTTCGAATGTTAACCATGCTTCATTTGATGTTTCGCGAATGTTGAAATCTTTTGTAAGCAAGTTTTTAACTAACAAGTGATTGGCTTTTGCTTTGTTTACTTTAGTTTCAAGCTGATCTATTTTTTTGATAGTACCTAACCCAGGATTGGCTTTTGGCCAACTTGCTGGGTCTGTCCACTCTTCTCGCTTATCCAGTTCATAAATAATGGGGAGAAAACGGTCGTCTTTGTATGCTTCTGGACTATCATCATCTAAGCCATTCAACAGCATAACCGCTTCATCATATTTCATATCATAAACAGATTCACGAACCGTTCCAGCAGTTGTAATCATAACAATAAGAGGCTGTTCACGAGACGAAGTACCATCCACAATAACATCATATAAGTTTTTGTCTTTCCAAGCATGGATTTCATCGAGTGAAGCACCATGTACGTTCAGTCCATCTAGGGTATCGCTATCACTTCCCACAGGTTTAAACACACTATCATTAAAGTCAGCATTAAGCTCTTTCACTAACGATTTAACTCGCTTGGAAAGAGTAGGCGATTTTTTCACCATTCTTTTTGACTCTAACCATACAATCTTAGCTTGCTGCTCTTTTGTTGCTACAGCATAAACTTCAGCACCGCCTTCTCCATCCGCTATCATTAAATACAAACAGATACCTGATGAGATTGTGGACTTCCCATTTTTACGCGCCACAATAAGCAGAATTTCACGATATTTCCTTGTACCATCTATTTTATGAATAAAGCCAAATGTCGCCGCTAAGAATGCTTTTTGCCAAAGCTCTAAAACGATTGGTTTCCCTGCCCATTTACCTTTTGAATGCTTACAAAAGTTCTCAATAAATTCAATCGCATGATTGGCTCTTTTAGCGCTATATTCATATACAGATTGTTCATCATACACATCCGCAGCCAACTTCTTATAAATTCGTCTTACCTTATCACCTACAGTAATATCGCCACTCTCAATCTTAGCCCAATATTCTAAAATTGGATTATATGCAAGAGGATATCTAATCATCTGTTGTTCACGAAGGTCTCAAAACCATCATCTACAGGTGGACTGTTTGTCTCTTTAGGCAATAAGTTAAACAGCTTTTCATAAGCAGTCGTATATCGATTGATCATAGCGTTATAAGATTTTTGCGCTGGGTTTTCAACAATCATTTGCTGAGAACCTTGTTTGAAATTGTAGGTGGGACCTTTTGTTTTAATGGAGTCTTCTAGTATTTGAAGGGTGATGGTCATAAAAGCAACTCGTTCAATTAAGCGTTGTGCTGCTTTCTTTTTTTCTTCCGATAAATCCTTGAAAATATGACTTAATCGCTCGACCTCTTGATTAATTAATTCATCCTGCTTTTTCTTCGCCAATTTCGCCATAAATTTATACCCCCCCTCATGTAAAATGCCCTGTGTATTTTTCGAAGGTCCCCCTTCGGTCCTTTGCCGACTGACTTTTGGCTTTTTGATAGGGGGGATACCATAAGGCACGATGCACTTCTTTTATGTCTTCTGTACAGGCATACCACTTTCGTCAAATATCACGCCCTGCACGGTCACACCATGCTTTTCATGATGCTCTTTGTTGTGGCAATCTTGGCAAAGATATTCTAATTTATTAAAGTTTAACGTTATGTTAGGATCATCAATATTATCTGGTGTTAAGTATTCTTTATGATGAACAATCTTACCTGGACCGCTGCACCTCTCACACAAACCGTGACGCATCTTTATATATGCAGCTCTGCACTTCAACCAGGCTGATGACTTGTAGAACTTCTTAGCGAATGGTTTCATTGTTATCTTCCTTTCTGCAAAATAAAAAGGACACTGAATTAATCAGCATCCTTTTTACCTATTTTATTCATGAATAAAAAAAATCTCTAAATAAACAATAAGAAGGCAATGAGAGGAGGAATCAAAATGAAACCCGCTATTCATTTAGCAATTAATATTGTTATAAAAGTAGATTTTTTTTTATTACTTATACTGTTAGTTACACTACTTAATCTTTTTATGTGAAGTACCTGCTATATGTGTACAAGCATTCGGTATATGACGGTATATCGATGCTTGTAACTTTAGTATATCATTATTTGTTATTTTTATTAGTTACTCTAATATTAATTTATTTATATTAACACGGACTGTATCTGCACAGGTACTGGGTATATCCAGGTATATCATTGCTTGCTATTATTAATTATCTCTAAACAACACAGACCAACGTCTATCCTGTTTACAAATAGCCACTTAAGCTAATAAGTGGCCAATAACCTACTATTCAATTGTCAAGGAGCAGCAAGATCAGCAAGCATCTTAAATACCGCTATCTTTGTTACTTACCATATTACATGAGTTATACAGCAATGTTCTGCCGTCTTTCTGCCACTATTCTGCCACTTATTCATCACATGTTATTTCACATGTTATTAATTTACTTATAAAACCAATGATACTGGAATGACTTCACCATATCTTATATTCTGTTGCACTCGCCTAATCGCTCTAACCACTGTCACTACAAGGTTTATCGCATATCCCTTTTTGAGTGCACGCTACACTTATTTTTGATGCAGTTATAAGCAACACATCGTTAAATCTTAAACTTCATCATCGCTTTATCCATTGAATCTTGATTGATACCGATATATCTCAATGTAATTTGTGGACTGGAATGGTTGAACATTTCTTGCAGCATGGCTACGTCTTTTGTCTGTTGGTAAAAATGATAGCCGAATGTTTTACGAAGTGTATGCGTTCCTATCTCATTTAAATGAACATGCGCCGCTGCCTCTCTTAAAATCCGATATGCTGTAGAACGATCGATAGCTCTGTTTGTTCCTTGCCTGCTTTGTATCACATAATCTCCATCAGTTAATTCTTTTGCATATTCTAGCACTTCTTTACGAATAGATGGAGGAATACGTATCCGCTTCTGTTTACGCGTTTTCGTCTCTCTTAATACAACGTGAGTACTTAATAAATCTTCTTTCTTCAGTTTCAGAATATCCGATATACGCAAGCCTGTACTAATTCCTAATATAAACAGCATATAGTTCCGCTGGCTTTTTGATTTTAAATAAACCTTCATCTCCTGGAGTTTCACTAAGTCACGAATGGGCTGTACAAAGTTCATTTGTCATCACCTTCCTTATATACTTCAATCCGTAGAGACAAGGCCAGCTTTATAAATGCTTTTTCTTTTAAGCGGTAGTATTTGCGCTCTGAGAAATTAAGATCATTATAGACCTGGTAATCAAACACATCATCTTGTAGCATGTACCGCTGAATAAGAATCGCTCGTTCCCAGTAGCCTAATCGATTTACCGCCATTACCATCCGCTTTAAATACTTACTTCTGGCTTGCTCGTGTGAAATATTACGAATGGCTATATCCTCTGTAGATGAATGGAATGCGTTCGTATTTGACGGTGGAACTAACGAGTACGTAGCTGTCACTTTCGGCAGTTCCTCCTCATTTTGCGTTAACAGCAGCACTCGATATTTCTCAAGTGCTGCTTCCACTACTCTTTTTGTTGCTTTTACATCAATTTCAGGTAACAGTGTGTCCATCATGAAATTGCCCCCTGCCTCTTATTTTTGTCGAATAGCTCCGCGTGAACGGTGATACGTACTGCGATTAGTTCCCATTAGTTCGCGTAGTTCTCTTTCAGAAAATGTTTCCTTCTTCCTTCTCTTAGGTGGCTGCTCTGTTTTTCTTTTATCTTTTTCATTTAGCACATGATTTAACTTATTCCACTTTTCTATTTCACCTCGTAAAGTTCCCATTTACATTCCCCTTTTCTGAAATTAAAAAGGACACTGAACAAGCAGCGTTTTGCTACTAATTCAGCGTCCTCAGGCTCTCCTATCTTGGACATATTCAATTCGCTTTCTTAATATCTCGGTCCATTAATGCTTCGATTCCGCATTTAGCTAGTACAGTATGAATAAACAAACGACCTTTCTGCGTCCATTTGGTATGAAGCTTCGTTTTCAGTTCATCACTTGAGTCTCGATAGTTCGTTGTGTGAGATTTCGTATACCCCTTATCTTGATACTTGCTATATAAAAGCCATTGCTCACCTAACTTATACTGCACGCCTTCTTGCTTGAGAATTTGATTTAGCTTCTTACCAGACAGACCATAATCTTTTGCAATCTGTGAAATGTTAATCACGCTATCTGACTGGAGAATTTGATCATAGTACGTAACCTTTGGTGCAGTTTCGGCTAACTGTTGTTCTAGCATCAAGTTCTTTGTTTCAACAAGCTGCTTTTGTTTTTGTTCAAGAATCCACTGCTCCGCTCGCTTAATCGGATCATCAATCATATATGACGGAACATGCAGCTGTTTAAATCGCTTTTCTACTTCAATAAAGTATTTACGCACGACACGCCCCATCTCGTTATGCTGAACCATTGCAATCTCTTTAGCAGTATCTAAAGTTAAAATATATTCCGTTCGAGGCCTCCCGCCAACACTTTCCCCCAAAACTGGGGAAAAGTCTTCTCCTTCCACAAAGCCGTATTTTTCAATGCGATCTTTTATCCATGTGGTAAAATCTTTACCAATCATAAGAACAGCATGTAATTCTCTTGCATCCACTACTGTCTCGCCTGCTTCAGTTTGATAAACAGGCAGCATGTCATTAGCAATAATAGTCGATTTGTTCATCGTTTCACTCTCCTACCGCTACGTAGTTATAAAACTAAAACAACCTCCAACGATTCATTATTAAAATAATTCACTCTCTTCAAAACGGATTCTTGCTGTTTTTCCTTTAGCTGTTTCAATGATGGTATGTCCATGATGCACCGCTTCAATTGCCTTTGCTTTCCCTTGATGTCCATCTAAAATTAAAAGAACAACTTTACCTGGTTCAATCGCATGATGAATTGTCATATCATCTGGATCTACTTCTAAAAATCTTGCTCGTTCAGACATCAGCGCACCCCTTTTGTGATATAATTGGTTAAACGATTGTCGGGAGTGCTCCCGGCTTTTTTATTTGCTCTTTTTCTGCCTTTGACCATACGAATGAATGTCTGAAAATGCTTTTTCTTTTTTCTTTTTGGTCGGAATGATTGGATGCTTTTTTATATAAGCCAGGCGCTCTTCTTCCGTCATGTACCACACTTTCACTTCCCCATGCATTTGGATCGCTCCTTTTACTACGTTTTATTCTCGAAGAGCGCATTAACTTTCTTTAAGACTTGATGTGTACTTAATGTCATATTCAATTTCAA